GGTATTCAAAAACAACAGCTTGCATTAGACAATCAAGAATATAAAGCTAATGCTCTACTTACAGAGCGCACAGGTGAAGTCCTAAGTATGATGAATTCGCCAGCTACGTTGGCAATGGGCAATATGTCTCCACCACAAATGGCAGCATTCCGTGCTGATATTGCAACTGGTAAAGCAATGGCAATGGGCGTAAATCCAGACTTAGTGATGAATCAAGTAAACGAACAACGTTACGGTTAATTTATTAGAATAAAGAGAGTTGTTGTAGATAGTTATTGTGCGTTTAGCAGGACAAGAAACACAACACGACCCTGAGGTATTCCAAACTATTTGGAAACACCTTAAAACTGATGGCGTTCCTGATCAAGCTGCCAACCAGATGACAGCTGAGATGCTTACTCATGGTGAGGATTTTGAAAGTAGCGTAGAGAAGTACCAGCAGTACGAAGACAACTATCGCTCCAAAGGATTTAACGAACACGCTGCACAAGCAATGGCAGTAGAAGCATTAGAAGGAAGAGAAGAAGCGCCTAGGGAAAGCATTAGATTTGCTCGCACACATGCTTGACTAAATGTAGAATAAGGGCTACATTTAATATATAAGCAAGAGAACAATATGTCAGCAAAAATTTCAGGTGACTCCGTACGTTCGTATCTGCGTGACATCGGACGAATCCCACTACTTGAGCATGACGAAGAAATCTTGCTTGGTCGTCAAGTTCAGCGAATGATGGAAATCAAAGCATGTGAGGATCTACTTCATAATCCAAGTCAAGAGGAACTAGCAGCATCACTTGAAATCACAACAAAAGAACTAAAACGTGAGATGCGTGCTGGCAAAAGAGCAAAGGACAAAATGGTTACAGCCAACTTGAGATTAGTTGTGTCAGTAGCTAAGAAATATACAAAACGGAATATGGAGTTGCTTGATATTATTCAAGAAGGAACAATCGGGCTAGTACGTGGTGTTGAAAAGTTCGATCCTGGTCGTGGCTATAAGTTCAGTACTTATGCATATTGGTGGATTAGACAAGGCATTACGAGGGCGATTGCAGAAAAATCACGAGCAATACGCTTGCCGATCCACGTCACTGAGAATCTCAACAAGCTTAAGAAAGCCCAACGTGAACTAAGTCAGCTCAATGGAGAGTTGCCAAATGTATTTCAATTAGCTGAGCACTTAGAACTTACAGTTGATGAGATTAAGGATTTGATGTGTAAGGCAAGGCAGCCAACTTCACTTGAAATCAAAATTGGTGAGAACCGTGATACAGCTTTGATTGATTTACTAGAAGACGAAAGTCAGCTGCCTGATATGTTGATAGAACGTCAGTTCATCAAAGAAGATATTCGGGAGTTAATTAGAGACCTGCCTGAGATGCAAGCTGCTGTTATCGCGATGCGTTATGGAATTGGTGAAGACATCCTAGAACCAATGTCTATGACTGCTATTGGTCAAGTCTTAAACATGAGCCGTGACCGCGTACGTACTTTGGAGCAAAAGGCAGTGAGGGGACTTAGAGAGCATAATCAGCAAATTAGTAATTATCTCTAATTACAATAAGAGTAGGTATCAAGACCACATGCGATGAATGTCACACAACAGATAATTAATACTGAGCAAAGCTATGGTGGTGCCCCCAAAGCAAATCCTGAGTATTATTCAACAAATAAAACGCTTGACTATGCAAAGGGTTCTAATAGTTTAATAAACGCACGCTCCGAAATAATCACTTCAGTCCCAACAACTTTTGCTTACAAGGACTCCGTTGGCTTGTTTGGTGCAGAGAATGTTTTTATTAAAGTTGATCTAGATATACAGAGCGGTAAAGGTTTTTATCAAAACGTTCCATCAGTTTTAGACAATGGATACTACAGCATTTATGTAAATACCACAGATGCTGATATTGATTTCTTTTATGACCCTGCAGAGATGGATTTTGCTCGTGAGTTCTTTCCTGAAAATAGCTTTGAACCCACAACATTAAATGATAACCTTGATAACATCAGGCATCCTGTAGTAAGTGTATCTGTAAATAATTTAAAAACTGGAAACAAATTTGTCGATGCTTGGTTCGATGTTCGGTTGTACACCAAAGATCGTTTAGAGCATCCATACGACACGTTATATATTGATCCGAAAAGCTATTTTTATATTGGCTTTCATGCAAGGAATACAAGACGACTGCCATACAACGTGAGCATGACAGTCGGTGATACCTATATTGCAGAACAAGATTTAACTAGTGAGCAGCGTCGCTACCTCGTTTAGTTATCCTCTTCGTCTGTCTCCTCAATAACCTCAGGCTCAGGTTCTGGTGCAGGAGGCGTAGGCAAAGGACTGATAGAGCGTTTTAGTACGCTGCCACCAGAAATTTTGGAGAACTGATATTCAACCAAAAGATCATTGCTACCTTCACCAAATACAGCTACGCGATCAATAGCCCCCTTACTTTTTTGCGGGAAAGAGAAATTGCCATAGCCATCATGACGGATTTCCATCGTCACTGGACCAATGTAAGGAACAACCAAACGTACAGATTCACCGTTGTCCAAAGCTACATTAAAGATCGCTGCTTCGATATATTGAATGGTTCCTTTTTTGTTCCACCAACGTGGGAAGCGATGCACTGATCCACGATTGGGCAGGACAAGCTGCATCTCTGTACCAGTGTGATCGACAACGTCAGTGCCACCCTTGTAAACAAGTTTATCGGCCATTAGTTTTACTTAAATACCTTCTTCTATTTTAGTCATCTTTTCATCAGCACGTTTTGACCATTGAAGGTTGTCTGCACGGCAATCTTTTTTGTCACTATTGACATGTTTGACAACACTGCATCCCTTTAATCGTCCATAAGGTGTTGGTGGTAATCCAAGAAATGCAAATGCCACAAGCGTATGTACAGGAATAGTTATCAACTTCCTACGCCCAATCCTTTGAGTTAAGTTAACAACGGGATACCCACCCTTACTAATCTTCTGCTTGAGGATTCTTTCGATCCTTCCCTTGGTACTTTTAATAAGACCTTCCTGGTTCACATAATACTCAATGCAGCATTCAAAACCAGGCAATGTGTGCACTGGAATCCACTCGTTATTGTCTATAAAGTCCATATAACCAAGTATCTTGGGGTATCTAAATAATATTATAGCGGTAACTATTAACATCAGTATATGTGACTAGTCGAAGTCACTTATAAACCTTTTAGCTTACGGAGTTAGAAATCCATGTGGATTGATAATGACTTTCCTAAGCTCCTTGGTGCAGAGCTTTACCGCCCTCACCCTGCCTACATCATTGAGATGGCAGTTGAGCCGGTAGTTGTCCACGATTTCTCAAAGCAGCCTGGTCAGACCGTGCAGCTTGATCGTTATCGTTTCTGGGGCAAGCCTGGCACTAAGGAGTCTCGTGAGCGGACAGCCGATCAAACCCTCGGCACCGCTTCAGCTCGCAACATCGTCAAGGACAAGGTCCTTGTGACTCTGCGTGAGTACACCGGCCCCGCCGATACCCGCGACACAGCACAGCCTTCTACCTTCAAAGTTGCTCGCGAAACCCTGATCACCGCTCAGCGTTTGCTGCTTGATACCGGCAACCTGAACGTGTTCCACCAGTCGATTGGTAGCTTGACGCTGCTTGACGACTACCGCCGTTGGCGCGACCGCGTCTTTGCTAACGAACTGCTGAAAGCAGAAGCAAACGGCAAATCTGATAAAGAGCAAGGTGGCTACTACCTTCCTGGCGACAAAGTCAAAGGCGCAACTGGCGGCACCTTGGGTGTTACCTATGCGACTGGCGAGTCTGCCAAGTTCGATGTAACTACTGACCTTCTCGAAGTTGTTAAGGACATGCGTAAGCGCAACGTCCCTACCTTCGCTGATGGTTACTACCGCTGCATCGTGGACCCCACTGCAATGATGCATCTGCGTCAGAACAGCGACTTCCGCGAAATCGCACGTTATCCAGGCACTGGCATGGTCAACCCCATGTCACCCAACCAGGCACCCAACGCAAACTTCTACCAAGGAATGGGTCCTGCTTACGGCCAAGCTGGCTTTGTTGCTGGTCAACCCGTAATGCCTACTGGCTTCCTCTTTGAGGGTGTCCGTTGGTTCGAGTCCACCAACCTGCCCGAAACGTCTTACAACTTGATTGTTACCGACGCTGCTGCTGGTGCTGCTGATTACACAGCTTCCCAGTTGATCTTCTTCGGCCCTCAAGCTGTGGGTGTGGGTATTGGTGGTAACAATGCACAGATTCTGTTGAACAACAACGACGACTTCAGTCGTTTCATCATCATGATCTGGAGCTTGTTCGCCGGTTTTGAAGTACTTAATAAGGACTTCATCACGGTTGGTTACTCTTTCGTATATTGATAGGAGCTAACTAACTATGTCCGTAATTTTTCCCGGTAATTATGT